ACGATCATGCGTAAAAAGTGGGATCGCCATAATGAGCTTTCGCAGCGTATGCGGGAGATTGTCCGAGAGAATGGTTTATCTGGAGAGTTGTTAAAGATGAAATTTCAGCGAGGTTTAGGTGTTCCAAGGGTCGAGGTTAGCGGCGATCTTTATCGAGCAATCAACAATGATTGCGTCGCAGAGTTAAAGACTTGGCCGGATCAGTGCGTCGATGAAATCGTTACGTCGATCCCGTTTTCTGACCATTACGAATACAGCCCGAACCTTAACGACTTCGGCCACAATCAAGGCGATGATGGATTCTTTAAGCAGTTCGATTATCTCGTTCCTGAGTTGCTTCGAGTTCTTAAAGATGGTCGCGTTGCTTGCATCCACACCAAGGATCGGATTCAATACGGGACGATGACAGGGACAGCAATGTACTCTGTCAATGAGTTCAGCGATAAGACCGTTGCGGCGTTCAAACGGCATGGCTTTATCTACATGGGTCGCATCGTGATTGATACCGATGTTGTTCGAGAGAACGCCCAAACCTACAGGCTCGGACACACTGAGAACAGCAAGGATTCCACCAAGATGGGTTGCGGTTCGACTGAGTTTGTTTTGTTGTTTCGCAAGTGGGATCCGTCGATGAGCCCGAACCAGACAGCTAACGGGCCTGATCCAGTTACAAAAGACAAAGACGAATACTCAAGGTCTCGTTGGCAGATCCACGCTAGCGGTATCTGGCGATCAAGCGGGAATGAGCTTGTAAGCCCGCACATTCTCGAATCGATGACGGTTAGCGAGGTTTATCACTGGTGGCGGAAATACGCCAAGGATCATGCCTATAACTACCAAGATCACGTTGCGTTTACTGAAGCAGTCGAGAGCGTTGGTAGGCTCCCAGCGTCAATGATGCTGTTTGCTCCAGTGTCGAACAACTCGGATATTTGGACAGACATCATCAGAATCAAGACGCTTAACACGGAGTTGAGCCGAAAGACTTCCGAAAACCACGTTTGCCCATTGCAGCTTGACGTTATTGAAAGGCTCATCGAGCGGTACAGCAATCCGGGCGATGTAATCCTAGATCCGTTTGGAGGTGTGCATTCTACGCCATACCAAGCAATCAGGATGGGACGCAAAGGATGGGGTATCGAGTTAAATCCTGATTATTGGAAATTCGGTGTAGCATTCTGCGAGCGTGCAGAGCGTGAAATGAATGCTCCGACACTGTTCGACCTGACCGAGCTTGATGCTGTTCCGATTGCGTTTGATTGATCCTTCTCAGGTCGGTTCGCCTCGGCAAAGGTGCTTGCTGTTTGAAACTTCCTGCAAGAGTCCTGCCAAATGAACTGGTGCGCGGTACGAGCCGGCCTAATCAGCTAATCGACCGCCGGTAGGTAAGTGGCTAATGTCCACACTGCCTACCACAGGGCCGCTCGTTCGAGAGGGCGGGCGGCTCTTTTGTGTGTCCTAAAATCGAACTGTTTTTAACTCCAAGGGAAACGAAATGACAGAATCTAAAAACACAGACATTGCGGGCTTAAAGCCAAAACAATTGCCGGACTCGCCAAGATGGAGCGTCGCGGCTGAAGCAGCGGAATGTAGTTACCGAAGGGGCTTTGTGCACGGGTTTTCGCAGGCTATCGACGCAGCTGAAAAGTGTATGACGATCAGCGATATGATTGACTACTTAAACAACGATCTTGCAGAGTGGAGGCAGTCGAGCGCGGACACTGAAAAGATTCCACCTAATCTTCCGTAGGTGGCGGTTTATTGGCTTCAACTGAGAGGGTTGGTGGAGAGATGGCTGGTGATTGGATACCTATGCGGCTCGATCTATGCGAGGATCCTGCCGTTCTTCAGATGGCCGATATTCTCGGCGAGTCCGATGAATATGTCGTCGGATGCTTGCATCGGGTTTGGTCTTGGGCGTCACGAAATTGTCACGATGGAACCGTGACAGGTGTCACGAAAATGTCACTGTCGAGGGCCGTCAAGCTTCCGAAAGTGATTGACGCGATGTGTTCCGTTGGCTGGCTGGTCGAAGGAAAAACAACGGATGGGGTATCGTTCGTCGCTTTCCCGAAGTGGGAAAACTGGCTTTCCAAGTCTGCAAAATCGAGGATTCAAAACGCGATGAATCAACGAATTGCAAGGGAAACTAAGAAATCGCAACCTGCAAAGCAGGATCCCGAACCGCCGGAATCTGTCACGAATCTGTCACGGTCAGACAGTGACAAAACCGTGACCACAGGAGAGAACAGTACAGGAGATAAGAGTAGTCATTATGTCTCTCTCTCTCTGTTGAGAATCAAGCATTTTGAGTTCTTGTCAGAAAACACGGTTTGCCCTGAGTGGCTTGCACCTGAATTCTGCCGATGGTTGGCATTTCGTTTTTCGAGGGATGCGGTCAAAGTTGACGAGATATTGCAGGAAACTTGGATCAAGCGATTGATCGAGAGAGGGAAAGAAAAAGCACTGGCGGACATTGATTTTTCAATCAGCAAACAAGCGAAAAATCTATTGCATGTTGAAAACGACTTTGACAAGATCGCAAAAGCGAAACTGGAATCTGCTAGGAATCCGCAGGGCAGGGAGACAAGGGGAGACAAAGCAAGGCAACTCATCGAGGATATCAAAAATGGACGCGTCTGAAAATCGATTGTTTTTTACCGAGGTGGTATTTGCACATTTTCCGGCTCTCTACGTTTACCTGCAGGAGAACAGCGTAAAGGTCATTGACACAATCGACGCTTGGCAGGGAACACTGCGAGACATAACTACGCAGGAGGCTCTGTCGGTTGTCTACAGGTGGACAAGGGACGAGCTACCAAGACCGAGCTACTTGCAGTATTCCGATTTTGCTTTGCACTTGCGAGGCGTTGTAATGCGAGACAGAACGGATCAGAAAAAAGGCGTTCTGATTGAATCGATCAAGAGTCGCGAAAGCGATTCGGCAAGCTACAGCCATGTGAGCCTAAGGCCATTCATGAAACGAATATGGGATTCAGGAGACGCGTTTAAGGCTGGATTGATAACCAGAGAGCAGCACGACGAAAACACAAAGCTAGTCTTAAGCGATCATGCTGCAGAATATCGAAAGGCTAACTTGCGATGAAGCTATCCGAATACTTTGCCAACATAGAGGATCTTAAATCCGAAAACAAAGACCTTCGCAAGCAGCTTGAGCGAACGAGCCGAAAGCTGACCGAATCTCAGGCAAGAACCAAAGAGTTATTCGACGCACTCCGAGCCGTCGTCAACAAAGATCATCCAGCGTTAAGGAGGAAGAAATGAAAAAAGGCGATAAAGTTTGGGTGTTGTGCTTAGTGCTGGAAGTTGAGAATAATTCTGTACTCGTTTGCGGAAGTGCCGATAAATCATGGTGGGTTCGCGATAAAGACTGCAATCCCGTCGAGCCAGAAGCGGTTGAGCAACGTACCAGCGATCCGGTCAACCCTTCGCACTACAAGCAATTACCGGCAGAGACGATCGACATCATTGAAGCAGCAATTGCTAAAGCACCAAACAACAAAGCGGCGGGATTGCATTGGCAAGTTCTCAAGTACGTTTTGCGATGCTGGTTCAAAAACGGCATCGAGGATCTTAAAAAGGCTCGATGGTATCTCGATCGATTGATTCAAGAGGAGGAAGCGAAGTGATAATCATCGAGCTACCATACCCCGATAAAGTCAACAGTCACAACAAAGGGCACTGGGCAACGAAATCAAGTGCAGTCGCCAAGATGAGGCATCAAGCCAAATTAGCGGCAATCGATGCGATAAATCGAAGTGGAAAGCGGTTTGCCGGGTCGCATCAAATCAGCTATTGGTTTACGGTCAAGGACAATCGCAGGCGCGATCTAGCCAACATGATTCAGCAATGCAAGCCCTACATTGATGGCATCGTTGACGCTGGGCTAATTGCTGGCGATCATTGGCAGATATCATCTATCGGGGCTGTTTCTGTCTGGATTGATCCGCCTAGCTACGGAGTTAAGATCGTGATTGAGGAACAAAAATGACGCAACGAAAAAACATCTCGCAACCTAAGGAAGCTTGGGTGGCATGGGATCGAGCAGCGGCAAAAATGGACATGACTTTAAGCCAACTGATTTTTGAGGCAATGAACGAGCATTTAGGCTTGTTTTTGCCACGAAAGGCCAAGAAGCGACCAAAGACAGCTAAGGCGGCTCGGAAGCGGGAGAAGCGAATTTAGGGCCGTTGCTTGCAATTTCAGCGGGTCAAGCCTAAAATGCGGGAAAGGAGCAGAAATCATGAACATCGGTGATTTATTCAAATCGAAGCGTTTTTGGGCGGCGGCGGCTACGATTGCCGTCGTCGTCCTCAAGGACAAGACCCCGTTGACTGAGGATCAGATTCAGCAACTCGTCTGGGTTGTTGGTGCATGGATCGTTGGCGATTCTGTTCGGCCATTGCCGAAGCCTGACGAGGTGACCAAGTGAGTCGCGTGAAATTTGCTGACAGGCTCAAGGCACGTCGAGCGGCTCGGGAAATCTGGATCGCTAGGCGATCGGATCCAACCGTGGCTGACCTCGTTGCAAAGACCATCGACGGCGACGAGGAAGCTGGAAAGCTTTTGTTTGGCTCGCATCCTGAGTTGGTTGGCATCGATCCGGCTACGCTGTTTTTGCTCATCCAGATCGCGTTGAAGCTTTGGCTATGGTGGCAATCGCAGAAGATCGAGAATCCTTCGGAAGATGTTGCCGTTGGCGAGCCTTTCGATTCCACAATCAGCGACGACGACCAAGACTAAGCCCAGATCGCAACGACTACCTACTAACCTTCAATCCTTACAAGCGGGTTAGTCGGAGCGAGACGGGCGATACACAAGGATGGATTGATGGCTGAGAAGCAAAAAGAAAACTGCTTGCCTTGGATCGTCGCAGCGTTGGCGGTCTTTGCGATGTTGCGTAATCAGCAACCGCAACCGGATAAGTCGCGACCGAAGGAACTCAAGGCGGTCGTCTCTCAGACATTGCCAAGCATTCGAGCGGCGTGGAAGCAGGTTTTTCTTGATGCGGCAGCGAAGATCGAATCGGGCGAAATCGCCAACCAAGAGCAATGGACGAAGTTTATCTCGGACAATGCGGGCGGCAAGAATCGCGAAGCTATGGACAAGGTTTACTCGGCCATTGACAAGCTAGATTTGCCTGCAAGCTTCGCCGGCAAGGAATCAGAGATCGCTAAGATCAATCGGGAGATCGCTCAAGCATGGTAAGCGTCCTGTCGGCTTTTGCGATTACTTCTGTAGTGTGCTTCGGCGCGTTGGTGCTTGTGCTGATTGTCGATAGTGCTGCTACGATCATCATCGATGCCATCAAGACTCTTACCAAAAGGGTGTTTTGGGATGATTAAAGACACCTTGAAAATCGGTTTAAAGTGCTTGCTGTTCGTCGCTTTTTTTCCGTTCATGCCGTTGATATTCATTCACTGTGTTCTTGAGGAACTGATTTCTGCAATCGGGCATCTTGTGGAAAGATTAGAGGATCGAATCGATGGAATTTGAGTTCACAGGCTACGATCCAACCATAGAAAACCGCGACGCGATACTATCGCAGTCGATCGAAATCGGATTTACATTCCGCGACTACGAAGCACCCGAGGAAGTCGATTTCCGCAAGTTGATACGCCATGACAACCAAGGCAACATGGGCTCCTGCGGTGGATTTGGTAACACGAATTGCGGCGAAGGTCTTTGGGCATTGCATACTGGCTCGATGAGCAACGATAGGCAACTGTCGCCATTGTTCAGTTATCTTGAGGCTCAACGTCTTGATGGTCTCTTGGGTCGCGATGCTGGATCTACGATCAACAGCGGGCTCAAGATTAGCAAGGAAGTTGGATATCTTGAGTTGAAAGACCTTGAGTACAAGACTCCATACCCAAACAACGCTCGGACACTCATAACCGCCGAAATGAGGGCTAAAGCGGATCGATTTCAGGTTCGATCATCCACTTGGCTCGATTCCTACGATGCCATCAAGAATTACATGGCATCGCAAGTTGGTGTTTGCTATGTGGGCACAATTTGGAACCAGTCGTTTTATGGTCGCAATGGCGTACTAGAATCAATCTCGATGGTCAATGGCGGAGGACATGCGTATTGCTTTGCAGGCTACAGCAAACGCAAAGACTCTAAAGGACGCAACTACATTTGGCGGTTAAACTCGCACAACGATTCTTGGACTGAAATTGCTCCATCGGTCATAGATGCTCTTTGTAAGCATCAATGGACATCGATTGTGGGCGTGTCGGATCTTTCAACGCCAGGGCCCCGGAAGGTGTCTTGGATGAAGGACAGGCCACTAGAATGAACCTTAGCAACGGAGAAAAGGGAATGTTTGCCGTGATTGGTCTTTGCTTGCTTAGTTGGTTTTTTGGATCGAGTCCAAAGCCTGATCCAACTCAGTGCGATATTCCATCGAGTGACCTTGTTGGACAGGTCGCAACTGTTCGAAATTCTCTAACGGTTCAACCCGCTCCGGTTGACGATCCCAAGCCAATACCAAGCCCAAGCGACAAGCCATTGAGGATCGAGATATTGGTGTTCGTTTCCAAGAATTGCCCACCTTGCGAAAAGTGGAAGCGATGCGAAATGCAAAAGTTCTTGGATGCAGGATGGCAAGTCGGTATTGTTGAAGATCATCCGTTTCCGGTCACTCCAAGGTTTGAGGTCTCCAAGGGATCGGAGCGTAAGGATCACGTCGGTTACTTGACTTTTGAGCAGGCGAAAGGGTTGGTAAAGTGATAGGACAGATTGACCCATCGCAGGCTAAGGAATGGCTGACAGAAAGCAACTACACGGTAGCGGGCGTGTTGCTTGTCATCTTTGTTTGCTTCGGTCTTGCTGTTTGGCGTGTGATAAGCTGGATCGGTCGCGAATTCGTGATTCCCGGTAGGGATCGAATGTTTCGTCATTTGGATCGAGTTGATGACACGATGAAGGATGTTTCGACCAGTTTACAAAAGCTTGCTACGGTTCCAGAGAGGCTTGATGGAATCGAGGAAAAGGTCGAAAGCATATCTCTCCGAGTCAAACAGATAGACGCGAACATGGGGCACGATGGAGGGCCTAGAAAGTGATCGAGTGGATCCTATTTATTATCCTGTCATTCCTCGCAGCTGACTTCGTTGCCGGTGTATTCCATTGGTGGGAGGATTCGTACCTGGATCAAGATACGCCGATTTTTGGCAGGCTCATCGGTGGGCCAAACCAGTTGCATCACAGCGATCAGTATGCATTCTTGAAGGGCTCATACTGGCATCGCAATTACACAACCATTATTCCATCGATGTTGGCTTGTGGCGCGTGCCTTTGCTTTGATGCGACACAAGACGCATGGCTGACGTTTTTGTTCCTGTCCCAAGCCAATCAGATTCATGCTTGGGGGCACTCTAAAGGGCGGAACGGCTGGTTGGTATCGATGGCTCAACGATGTGGCATCCTGCAATCGTGCAAGCATCATGCGGAGCATCATCGTTCGCCCTATCATATCCGGTATTGCGTAATGAGTCCGATGCTTAATCCGGTGCTCGATGCGATCGGTTTTTGGCGGTACATCGAGTACGTTGTTTTTGTGACTACCAGAATTGAGGCGCGAGTATGAACGACGAACCATTGATTGAAGAACTTAAAAAGCCTATTTACAGCTACCTAAGCGACCAAGAATCGGCGGATTTAATAAACGCCTTGACGGTGCGGGTCGCATCGAATGTCAAAATTGTCGATGTGCTTAAGTATGCCGTTGACCAAGGCATCTACGGCAAGGTTAACGCAGATGCGTTTGATCCTTCGCTTCCTAGAGACCAAAGGAATGCGATTTGGAATATCAAGGGTTGGGTTGACAACCCGAGCAACCCATCTGAGGTTGCCGACATGAACTCACAAACAGCAGCAACGATGATTTCGCACTTGGTGCAATACGGCTACGCAACCGAGAGTCAAGCTCAAGAACTCGCTGGGATGGGCTTCAAAACGATCCGGTGGGTCGATCATGTTGGTATCGGCACTCAGTCGGCTGATTCGATTCGGGTGGCTAGGGATGTACTCAACGGGGCAGCGGCTAAGCGTGCCCTGTACACGCAGCAAAATATCGATCGCTACAACTCAACGCAAGCGATCATTGACCAATACAAACATGGCGATGAGGATCTGGTGATAAGTGGCAATCTCTAGAGTCGGTTCAGCATCAGCACAAGCAACTACAATCACAATCCCAACGCATCAAAGCGGGGATCTGATCTTGATCGTTGCTAACAGAAACAACTCGACAGCGGCGACAATCCCTAGCGGCTGGGTTGCGTATTCTGTTAGCGGAACCAATGTTAGTTCCGCAATCGGATGGAAGCTAGCTGAATCGTCAAGCGAAGTTAGCGGCACTTGGACTAACGCGTCAGTGTTGCATTGTGCGGTCTATAGGGCCAGCGGAATACTTGCGATTAGTACTGCGGTTGCATCAACAGGAGCAAGCAGTTCAACGATTATTTATCCAGGCTTAGGAAACTATCGGGCCGGCGTTCTTGATAATTGGTACGTCGCAACGGCGATCCAACTCAATTCGACCAACAGCCTTGAAACGGCTCCAAGCGGCATGGCTAACATCAACGTAGAATCGTCGTCAGGTGTCTGGAAGTCGGTATTACACGATACAAACGCAAGTCAGTTAAGCAACTGGGCATCGACAAACGCGACTCTGACGACCTCGGCAACTTACGCAAGCCGAGTCTTGCAATTAATCGAGTTTGACGGGCCTGCGTTTGGTGGTGGTGGTGGAATATTTTTCCGGCCAGGAATGAGCGGAGGGATGAGCGAATGAGACGTAAAATCAAGGCTGGTTTAACATCGCTTTCGCTTCCTGTTATCGTCTACGATACCGCATCGACCACGGGCGGGGGGTTGAGCGGATTGACGCATACAACGAGCGGTCTTGTGCTCGAGTATCGAAGGCAAGGGCAATCGTCTTGGACATCGGTTACGCTCGTCTCAAAAACCCTCGGTACTTACGTCTCAGGCGGTATCGTCGCGAGTGGATCTAGGGCTGGTAGGTACGAGATTGACATACCTGATGCGGCTATCGCTGCGGGTGCTCGGATGGTCGAGGTATGCCTGAGGGGTGCTGCGAATATGCACCCTGTTGACATCGAGATCGAGCTTGATGCGGTTGATTATCAGGATGCGGCGGCGTTTGGGCTATCGCGAATCGATCAGACCATCGGAAGCCGAGCGACGCAAACCAGCGTTGACGCGATCGATGATTTTGTGGATACCGAAGTGGCAGCAATTAAGGCTAAAACCGATTTGATTGTGGCATTCCCAGATAACTTCAGCAATCTTGCTATCACAATTGACGGGGCAATTGCCGAACTTGGGTCGAACGCACTTGCGGCCAACGACCTCTACGCGCCGATCGCTCAAGCGGTTTGGAACTCATTAACGACTGCAACATGGGAAAACAATAGCTTTGGTAAGCAAGTGCTCATCGGGGCCAGCACTCAGCGAACAGTCGCGGTGACAGGATCCCATCACGTTGCGGCGGTTCTTCACGATGCCGAACCTAATTCGATTCCCGAAGATGCTTTTGCAACAGGTGCTTTGTCGGCTAGGGCTTTAGCAGCTGATGCAGCTACAGAGATTGCTACGGCGGTTGCAGCTACTCAGGCCCTTACTCGGCTCGATAGCATGATCGAATCCGATGGAGCGGGGCAATTCCGGTTCGATACGATTGCTTTGGAGATGGCCCCATCCGTTGGAGGCGGTGGCGGCGGGACGGATTGGACAGCGAACGAGCGAACCGCTATCCGGTCGATTCTCGGCATACCAACGAGCGGAACAACGCCAACGGATCCAACGGTGGGTATCTTGGATGAGATTCGGGATAAGACGGCGTTAATCACAGCGGGCGGTACGGTAAACGTAACGACTCCGGTTACATCGTCAGGTCAACTCGCAAGCCCATTGGTTATTGGGGATGATTACCTAGCGGCAAATGGACGGCGGTTTCGATGGACGGTGGAACTACCCAGCGGCTACGTTATTGCCACTTCAACGGCTCGATTCGGAATGCGGTACGAGGACGATGAAGGCGTCAATTCCTTCATCGCTACAGGGACTGTGACCGACGCAACAGGCGGGAATGTCCATTTAGATTTTGACGTTGCCAAAACCGTTACAGGCACGCTCAGGCCTGGATGGTACGAATGGTCTGTCGAGATCGTCAGTGCTATAGGCGTTAAGATAACACGGGTCAAGAGCGGCAAGAATGCTGAGTGGCAGGAGAAGCAAACATGATGACAGCTACGCCCCCCTATTTTGGGGTCCTTTCAGCGACATGGACTTTTGGTACGCAGACCATTAG